TCATGCCGCTGGCCCAATACTCTGCCCGTTATTGGCAATCAACACCCCTTCAAAGATGGTACCGATAGCCAGACCTGCACCACTGGACTTGAACTGGAATTGAACGTCTGTTTTTTCAGTAAAGTTCAAAGGGAACTGCGCCGCAAACTCAAAGGTGTTCAGGAACGGTGCTTGTGAAACTATGTACTTGGTGCCCGCAGGTGACAGGGTTTGCGCACGGAATGTTGCGTAGACTCCAGATGTAACTGAAGTTGAAGACCACGCGGCAACGTGAGTACCATGCAGCGTGTAACCCGCTGGTACGGTATAGACTGACATGTTACTCTGCCCTGTATCAACCGCTATTTGCCCGTAAGTCACACTGTTGTTCTTAGCAGTGATGACACCAACTGGGTTTACGCTATTGGGCAAAACGTCCAACTGGTTTACACGGAAAAACAAAGTGGTCGTAACAACAGGCGTTGTGCCATTAAGAGTGACCGTCTGATTAATCGGGTTGTAGTTGGCATCAAGGCCGTAAATAATAATTTCTACTGCCGTATCCGAAGCTGATGTGCTAACAATACTCATCGCCACAGCGGAAGCTGGGTAAGTGTACGCGGCGGTGTTTTCCCACGCAGGGATAAACGCAGCGTTAGTAATAGACGCACTGTAACCAAACAAGAAAACGGACTTATGCCCTGTAATTTGCCCACGACCTACTTGTAGGTCAAACGGTTCGTATGTGCCAGTGCGTGTGACCGAAGAAACAACTGATGTTGCCATAATCAATCTCCTGTTATGAGGGGGCCGAAGCCCCCAAGATTAATTACTGCTGTGTAGCGGTTGGGTTGGCGGAACCGTCAGAGTCACGAACGATGTACTCAACAGTGACAGTAATCGTACCGGCAGTAGCATCCGCAGTAGCTGCGGTAAACGTACCAAAGATGATCGCATCAGTTGTGCCAATGCTGTCATAAACGCCTGAAGTAGCCGCAGCGATGGTAGCGGGGGAAGTCTGAACCGCTGAAGTGCCGGTGTTAACCGAAGCCATATACAAGTTGGCAGTGCCGCTGCTACCGATGGTAACGCCGCAGTTTGTTGCGCCAGTCAGAGCAACATTGACTTCAAGGCCAAAACGAACAATCTTGGCTCCTGCGGGCAGGACAAACATCTGTACTGCGGTGGGGGATGCCAAAATAGTGGCTGTGGCTGCGGTATAGGTCTGGGCAACGATAGTTGCGCCCATGTTGCGGATGGTTCCAGCAGTAGTGCCTGTGGTGTTTTTAACCGTGCCAAGCAGCCAAGGGCCAAGGTGAGTTGCGAATCCCATGATAATTCCTTACATACAAGTGAAGTGCATCAATCGGTATGTCGTCTGCCGGGACAGTTTGATGCACCGGGAACCCCGGAGTGGCTCCAATATATCACGGTTTTGCAGGTGGTGCAAAAATATTTGGTGGAAGTGGAAAGATTCGAACTCTCTCACCCTAACGAGAACGGGGTTACAGCCCGTTGCGCCTCTCCAACTGCGCCGCACTTCCGTGCGGTCAATATCGTTGATTGGTCTGTGCGGCAGGATTTGAACCTGCGACCCCTCGGTTCCAAACCGAGAACTCTGACCAGACTGAGCTACGCACAGTGATCTTGGGTCGCGGGAGGGATGGGGTTTTCATGATGGGCGGAGTATACAGGTTGTTGGTGTGGGGTAGGTTCTCGTGGGTTGACCTCTTCCCCGAACGGCGCAGACATAGCCCTGCACCCGGCGTGTACCTTCGTCTTTCGTTCTGTACACCAACACGCATGGGGACTGGTTTGTCAGACTTTGTGTCTGCTGGTCACCGGCAGCTTTCCCGATAAGACCAACCCCCATGCGTGTTGGCTCAAGGTCGCCCTCCCCCCGATACTTTGTCCCGAATTTCACGGGCTTGGCCTACTTCACCAGTTCAAGACCGATTACAGACCTCTGACTCCGCAATCATACCAGTTTGTTGGACTTTTTTAGGTTTTCTTCTTGGGTGATGACCTCCATGTTCCAAGGTACATGAAGGCCGCAGACACCCTCTCCTTGTAGTGGGATGATGTGGTCTACCGCATGGGGTATTTTGGTTGCGCGACTCAAGGCAATTGCCATCCGGTAGTGAAACCGAATCTCCAACTTTTGCTCTGTTGTCAACCACTTAGGCGTAGCGTCCCGAAACCGACGCCGCCGCACGTTCACCAGTTCTTTGTACAAATCCGGGTTTGCCGTTTTATGATTTTTACGATGAAAATGTTTCTCCTTAGTAGGCCTAGCTTGCGCACGCGCCTTGACTGCTTCTGTGTTTCTGGCGTAGTAATCTTGCTTGGCTTTGACGCCTGCGGATGATTTGTTGTAGCTAGCGTAGTAGTCTGCCCGCTTTGCCAACGCTTCAGTCCATTCGACCTTTAAGCACTCTACGCAGGCCCCCTTGGTTTTGCGGGGGGCTACATGCCCATGTTTGCAGGGCTCTCCCGTAAAATAATACTTGGCTCCCTGTGCTTTGGCTTCAGCACGAGTCTTAGGTAGGTTTGTGGTGTCCATGTTAGCCCCTGTGTTACGATACAGGTATTGTACACTCAAAAGAAAGGGAGCCGAAGCCCCCTTTCTTAAAACCCGTTTTTAGTGGGTTATTTGGTCGTTTTAAGACGAACCGGGCGAACCGAACATGCCTAGCGGATCACTCCAGCCAAACGAATAACGCTCGCGAGCTTTGTATCGCACGTTACCGGTGTCGAAGTCACCATCCATTGAGTTAGTCAGCGCAGTACGCTCGAAGTGCTTCATGCCGTTAGGAACGTCGGTGGTCAAATACCAGCCGTTCGTATCGGTAAAGAAGTTGTTAATGGCATAACCTTCAGGGATCGAACCATTGTTCTTCAGTGCGTTGATATCGTTGTCGGTAGTGCCAACACGCAGGCTGGTCTCCAACAGACGGGTAGCAACGAATTGCAGAGCAGGCGGAATAAGCAACTTGCGTGGCTTAGCCGCAATCAGCAGGCCGCGCTCATCAGTCCAAGCTGCGATCTGAATAACTGCGTTTTCCAACGAAGTCTCATTCAGGTCAGCATTGGTAGATGGACGGTTGCTGTTGGTTCCACCAGAGACCAAGGGGTGCGCGGTAGAGAACAAAGGCACGCCATCGCCACCGTAGTACACGGAAGAGTTGGTGAAGCCGTTGTTGATAACCGATGCAGCCTTAACTTGCTTGGTGTAAGCCATAGCACGGGCCAAAGCCTTGGTGTAACGAGCCGACAGGGAGTCGTACAAGTTATCTTCCACAGCCTCTTCCGTGATGGAGAAGCCCAAGGCAATGGTTTCGTGGCTGTACCGAGCGGTGAACGCTTCCTGCGCATTGTCATAAGCAATAGCAGAGCCCTCGTTCTTCACTGGTGCAGCACTGAAGCCGGACAGCTTGGTTTCTTCTTCAAAGCTACGCTCCGATTTCTCGGTTTCGTAGATTTCCTTGTGTTGCTCACCGTAGCGTGCGTACTCCAAACCGAACAATGCGTTCAATCCGGGTAGCAACTCTTTAAGCAGTTGTGCGCGTGAAATAGCCATGATTTACTCCTTACAGGCCAACTGCGTTGGTGTGGCTGTGATAGCCGGGGTTGAGTTTCACAAGGATGTCTGTGAAGGCATCGCCTACAACAGAGAAACCTTGCATGTTGACAAAACCAACAACGCGGAATGCGGCGGTGGTAGTGACAGCGCTTGAGCCTGCTACAACAGATGCGGTGGAGTTGCCAGTAGAAGTACTACCGGTTGCCACTGCGCCAGTCGAGAAGAACACGTTTGCGCCCAAAGCAGCTTGCGTGACAGAGCCAGCAGACTGAACTTGGAACACAACGCCGGGATCGCTTACCACGTAGGCATTAATCACGCCAGTCGTACCCGTGGGGTAATACTGAGCATAAATCACTTGGCCTTGTGCGTTGATATACGAACAGCCAACAAACACACCAACGATACCGGTATTAGCCGTACCTGTGGGGAGTCCGTTAGTCGTCGCGTCAGCGCCGGTTGCGGTTGCTACTGCCAGATAGCCGTTTGCATTTACATACACGGGCGAACCGTTGTAAATACTCGAAGCTGTACCAGCGGGGTCGATGAGATAGGAGGTGGTTGCACCTGCATAAGGTGTACCACCCAACTCATTTACGGCTCGTAGGCCGTAGGGGGATGCTACTGCTGCCATTTAAGGACTCCTAATTACTTAACACCATTTCCAAATCCACCGCGAGTTACTGAAGACTTGCGGTCTGCAAATAACGGCATGCGGGGGTCATTTTGTCGCAAAAAGCTATTGTCCACCGAGTCCATCTGGTTTTGAGCTTCACCGTTGTAATACTCAGCCATAGCTTCTGCCTTCTCGGTAAGAATCTTGCAAAGCATGAGTCCACCAATTTCAACATTACCTGTCTTTTCATTACCAACGATCATAAGCTCTGGATGATCCTCTGCCTTTACCGGGACATACCCATCACGCAGTTTGCGTGACACGTTAGGCCGCATTACTTCTGAGTTGCCGTGTACAGCAGTCGCTATCCAGCGATATGTGTATCCGGGTTCAGGAGTAGGGTCGGGCAAAGAACTCGACGGTTTATAAACATAGCGAACAGATTTATCGCGTGAGGTTAAATCACGATTTACACGGTTTTGCACTTCAGCCATTTTGATTCTCCAATCGAGCTACTTGAACAGCGTATTGCTGTGGGGTTAAACCGAATTTCTTTGCTAACGCCACTTGCGTGGTAGTCAGCCGAACTTTACCTCCGCTCGTAGAACGAGACGCAGAAGCAACCACGGTAGTAGGCCGTTTGGAAACCTCACCGGACGTAGGCCTATCCTTGGCTCCACCGAATAATTCGGGGAACGAAGACTTCATGCGAGAATCAATTTTCTCGAAATAATCATCAGAGCGAGGATCAACCCCGTTTTGTACTAGCTTTTTGTGCAGCCCTAGTGCGTAGCTGGTGTATTCCTCAAAACCTTCCGATCCGTACCACTGGTTTCTTGCCTGCCAGCGCAGTGATTTTTCATCCGGTACAGGGGGTCTTGTTTGGACTTGGGGCGTTTGTACCTCAAATTCTTCCTGCTGTAAAGGGGGTGGACGAAAATTTTTCGTCTGTTCCATCCGAATTTTGGCATCCATCACCGCTTCTTGGGCCTCAAGGATGGCGTCGTTATCGAACGCTTCCTGTGCTGCCTTTAGATTGCGACGGGCCATTTCAAGTGCGGTCTCCGCCTTTTGCTGTTCACCAGCAATGACGGCTTCGTGCCCTTTGTATACGTTGTTTTTGAGGTTTTTGTTCTCGGCCAGCAACTGTTGTGTAAAACGCTCAAGCTCTTGCTTTTCCCGCAAAACGGCTTCCTTGTTCCGGCGCTCGTCGTGACGGGCGTGGGTAAGTTCCTTGATGCGGTTTTTTACTTTGTCGGAGTACGACTCAATTTCGTCGTCGGTGGGGTCAGCCACTTCCCGATCCAAAGGCTTGCGGCCTCGGTCACGTTCAGGGGTGTCGTCCTCGATTTCAACTTCAAGATCAACATCGCCTTCAATTTCAATGTCGATTTTCTTTTCGTCCAGTTCGTCTGGAAATTTAAATGCGTCCATATATACTCCTTTAAGCGCGGGTTAAACCGCGAGGGTCTTGCACAACAGCATCAACTTGGTCGTCGTTGATGAGACGGAACTCTTTTCCAAAAATCTTAAAGCGTGTACCTGAATAGGTACGTACCAGCACGAAGTCACCTTCTTTGCACCACGCTCCGGTTGGGAACTTGGCTTTATCGGTGTATGCATCGGGGCCTGCACGTATCACAAATAGCACCGTAGTGGCGTGTTCTTCTTGGCGCAAACTTGCTGTATCTCGGACGAGATCAAGCGATGTCCCTGCGATTTTCTGATCGACTTCAGGCACTACGCACAGTAGCTTCCAACCCGTTGGGATAGGTAGCGCTCCAGCTTTTGTTTCTTCACTAGCATCCGCATCCGGTGTTTCCATCGGCTGGATGTGGTTGGGCAAACTAATGCCCGGTGGCAGGATGATTTCACTCATTGGATTTTTCAACTTTCTCAAGCAGGTCAAGTAGATGGCGCTCTGCAAGTGCTAGACCTGAGATAGTCCCGCAGAGTTTTTGGTAATCTTCAAAGTTGCGACACACACCCGCAGCCAAGTCATCGGCGTAGTTGTTCATGTCGGTGCGTATTTTTTCGCGCAATACGCGTGCGAAGTCTTGGATCATTTAGTTGGTTTCTCCGATGTTTTGGCAATCTGTGCTAAGAACTGCTGTTGCTGGTTGTGAGCTTGGTCTCTGCTCTTGGCAACGTCGATGCCCATACGAACACCGTCTCGTTGTTGTTGCGCGGCTAACTGGGCCTCGTTGTTTTTGGTTTGCATTCCAACTTTCATTGCTTCTAACTGCAAGTTGCCCGAGACTTTTTTCTCTTCCAACTTGAGCTTGTCCGCGTTGAGCGCTGCGTCCGCAGCTATCTTGGCCGCTTTGAGCTTGAGGTCTTCCTGCTTTATCTGGTTGACCCCGGCCTTGATTTGCAACTCTTGCTGCTGCATCTGAATCACCGGGTCTTGTGCCTGCTGCTGGGCTTGCGCCTGCGCGGCTTGTGCTTGGTTCTGCTGCATAACTTGCTGCGCTGCTTGAGCCAGCATGCCAGACAAGGCCACTTCGATTTGCGGAGGGAGCTTCTCGTCTTCGGGAGGCATAGGCATACCCAACTGCTGCTCGATTTGCTGGCGCATTTTGTACCCAACGTGCTCAGCGATGTGCGCAGTGATGGCCCCCATGATCTTGGGAGCCTGCGGATTTTGGCCAATCATTTGCTGAATCAGCGGGTCTTGCAGCAGCATCATGTGGACTTGCATGTGCGCGTCATGGTTCTGGTACATGAACGCTTTCACAGGCTTGCCATTAAGCGTTGCTTGGTTCTCCGACACAGGATCGGTGGGCTTCATGTCCTCTTCGATTGGCACCAACTTTTCAGCGTTTTTGATGCCCAAAACATCCAACATCCCACGGTGCAACTGGGGCAAGTCGTAGATGTCGGGGGCCATCTGGGCCATCTGAATGACCGCTTGGTATTGGATGACGCGTTGGCTCAGGGTGGCTGCGTTGGGGTCAGAGACGGGGATGATGTCCACCAAGTCGTAGTCACCGCGCTTTGCTTTCTT